TAGAACGAGTATTCAGGGAATTAAAGAGCCATTTTGAGATACAGCCCATTTATCATTATGTACCAAGAAGGATTAAGGCCCATATCTTTTGTTCATTGCAACTTAAAATGAGAAAAATTGCAACTTAAAATGAGAAAATTGCAGGATAACGTTAGACAGTTTCACATGCGTGTCTTTCTTTGTAATTCCGTGTCATTGCGTGTCATCGCCTAAAATTGGGTATTGCCTAGCAAGCAATTTTAGAAATTTATTACTCACGAAGAGCGTCTTATAAGCACTAACTCATGCAAAATTTCTTTAAGAGTCTTACATCCACAGCAGTGTTTTATGTAGCCAAGAAAGCTCATCAATGAGGCCTTAAACTCCTCAAGCGGAATAAGCTTTCTGGAATATAGCCTTGCAAGCTTCTTTAAACGTCGTCTTGCTCGTTTAACATTGCGTTTCCGAGGCAAAATATGTGTAGCCCATGTTCTGTAGCCTGCAAAGTCAACACCTTTATTTGTCGGGGAAATGGAAGTTTTTGGATTAAAGCACAAAAGTAACTTGCAAGCCAGAAATTCTTCTATTCTATACAGCAACTCTCTCAACTCTGGTTTAGCTCTTTCTAAAATTACAAAATCGTCCATATACCGCAGGTAATACTTAATACCCAGGTCATCTTTAAGATAATGATCTAACTGATCCAAATAAATATTAGCGAACAACTGAGAAGTAAGAGCACCAACAGGAATGCCTTTAACCTCATAGCCACAATCTTTAATTATTCTTTCGCAAAGCCAAAGTGTATTTTTATCCCTTATTGTCCTGGCTATAATTTGTATAAGTCTATTATGATTTATAGAAGGAAAATATTTTGATATGTCAGCCTTTAATACATAGACATTTCTCCAATTTCTTTTAGCTCTTCTTAAGAAGGCTTGAAGCCTCAAGGTGGCAGCGTGGATACCTTTTCCTTTTCTGCAAGCATAACTGTCATAAATAAATTTTCTTTCAAATAAAGGTTCTATAATCTTGACAAGGGCATGGTGAACAACTCTATCTTGAAAGGGAGGCGCCTGAATAAGCCTCTTTTTGGGGTCGTACACATAAAAGGAGCGAAATTTTCCTGGTCTCCACAGCTTCCATAGGAGTTTGTTTTGTAAATTTATAAGATTTTCTTCCAGATTATAACTAAAATTTAGCACATCATCTCTATATCGCTTCCCTTTTCTTGCCTCTTTGTACGCCTCAAATAAGTTTTCAAAGCAAGTAATCTGGCACCAGAGATTATTGAAAGTCTTTGGCACTTGTTTCTCCTTTTAAAAAGGTCAGGCCACTTTTGCTATTCTTAGCTACTTGCCGCCTGACCCTGTTTATCTTTCCCCATTTGCGAGAGAAGGAACAGGCTCCCTTTTCTCCTTGTGCCGATCAGGCAGCCTTGACTACCCGACATCTGACGAAGGAGGAGAGCGGGACGACAGCCGATGTTGTTGTTCGAGTTCGACCGGTGATTGTTCAGGTTCAACGCAGCCAGTCCAGCATTCGAGCCATTGTTCCAGTTGTCACCGCGTAGAGGGAAACGCTAACGAGCCCGCCCCTGAAATTTAATCCATCCACCAAGCATTTTCCCTATCTCAACCAGCCTGGCGGAAAGCTCTTCGTATTTTTTTGTTGGTATAATTTTCAACCCATGTGCAACCCTAATCAATCCGAGCAAAACCTTTATCTCCATATCAAGCTCAAGCAAAATTGGCTTTTTGTTATAGCTGTAATTTGCCTTAATTATTAGCCTTAAACCCTTCCAGATTGAATTTCTAATTTCACTTCCAAGTGTAAACCGTTCGCTTTTCGGGATATGCCTGAGCATTATATAGGCATATCCCGTCATATCTTCCCACTTTTGATATATCTTTAGCTTTTTCATTTCAGATTATCAGTTCATCAAATATCAGATCATCAGAGAATAAAAGCGGGACGACAGCCGATGTTGCTGTGCGAGGCCGACCGGGGATGGTTCAGGTCCAACGCAGCCAGACCAGCACTCGAGCCATTGCTCCAGGTGTCACCGCGTAGAGGGAAACGCCCACCATAGTTTCTAACCCATATAGCGCCTTTTGTGCTTTCAAAAATAGAAAGCACAGAAGTGGATGTCCCATCATATTGTTTTGGAGCTATACAAAGCTGTTTTAAAAGCTGGGGTGGATCCCAACTATCTTTTATATTTAGTGTCTTCCAAACAGAATTATAATTGTAATCATAGTAACCATCATCTCCCGCAGGACCTGCATAGTTAGTTATGCTATCGCTTAGAATTGGTTCTCCCAAGTCTGAGCTTCCACTTCCATCACCAGCTGTAGGGCTATCAAAATATGCATTTTGAGCTGTCCAATTGCTTTCATCAAGATTAAAATCGTTAGTAGCTGGAACATAGATTCTGCCATCTACAAGCTTCATAAGATGCATCCATTCCCAGATATTCCCCACCAAATCAGATATTCCTACAGAAGTATTGTCATGTCTCCAGGAAGCAGGGCCTGAACCTGTGTATATCCTGGAAGTCCCGCTTGAGCTGCCAGGAGTACCACCATCTACCCTGGTTCCAGCCTCATATTTAGCCTCATGAGACCTACCATAGTCTGTATTACCCCTGGGCTCAAATCCATTTTTTAGACACCACAGCATTACAGCAGCCCATTCATGGACTGTCATAAGATGCCAACCAGGCCCTTTCGCTTCACAATAGGACTTTGCCTGGTCATAAGTCATATATACAGAAGGATCTACTCCAGGAAGAGAGCAAGCCCTTCCATCTTTCACAATGGCCTGAAATTGTCCGATAAATATCTCGCTTTTCTCTTGTCCGTTTACTATGAACGCTGGGTGTACTTCGCTACCTAGATCTGGATCTATGTCTTCTAAATTAAACTTAGGAATCCTGACCATATAGGAAGGATAACCTTTATCATCATAAAGAACTGTAACTCTACCTCCTGTTGCTGCCTCTACGGAGGCCCGTAGATCATCTTTTACAAATATAATTGCCATCTTTTCCCTCCTTATCGGTTATTTTAACAAAGCCAAAGTATAAGCGTAATCTGATCTGAACTTAAAGGAATCTCTCTTCTCTCTACAATCTCATTTCCCTGATCATCTTTTTCTCCTGTTTTTACTTCCTCATATCTCTTAGGTGGAATTATAATGCTTGCAACATAATTGTCTCCTTTTCCTAAAGCCAGACCGCTTGGTGTAGAAAATACATTAAGCCTTATTTCGCTATCTGCCTGAAGTTCTCGACAATCTAAAGAAATAGCTCCATTGTCAAATTCTACGACACAATCACTTATTGAAAAATCTACAAAAGGCCCTTCTCCCATTGTCTTTATACGCATTTTTCCCCTCCTTAAGTTGTATTTTGTATCACCAAATAATTCACTTTCAGGCTATCAGCCACACAACTAACAACAACATTGAACCCATTCCCTGCTCTACTCTCTACAATCAGGGCATCTTCTGATGGTTTTGGTCCTTTATAATCAAGTATTTCTAGTCTTAGAGAATAATCTTTCTCAGACAACGGATACTGCAAAGATATATATTTGCTGGCTGCAGATTGCAGTAAAGTAGGCCAGTATGGTTCTATCCTGCGAATATCAGTAATCTGCACGTCATTTAGATAGGGGTCTGTAGATTCATTATTGTTTGCTGGGACATCAAGCTGTGCAAGGGGCAGTCCCCACTCTGGAATATCTTCATTAAGCTGAGTGCAATCTATTCGTATGTTGTTGTCTTCATCAATCCATAAATAGGCATAAGAAATTGCAGGCACATCTGTATTATTGGACGGGACAGAAGCGGTATTTTCCATATCTTTAATTAAGCACTGCCGTCCAAACATAAAAAATTTCCCTGAAGAAACATTTAAGTTCCTGGTTGCTGTAGTGCTTTTTGTAACATTCAGTCCAGAAATGACACCTCTATTAGGTATAAAAATTTCTCCTTTCTGGATACGCACCTGAAGAGTTTTTTCTATCTCTCTATTAGCAAGTCCAGCACTGCTAAGAGCTTTCTGTATCGATGCTAGGATCATGTTTTGTATATCAGGATCAAGTCCCTCTACATTTTGCTCTATTACGTCCAATCTCGCATCCAGAGAAGGCTCCTCCCCTTGTGCCGCCTGCAGCTCATTTTCAATGCTAGAAGTCCTTGAGTCCAGGTTTTCAAAATTTTCATCTATCTCCTGATACCTACTGTTCCACAGCTCAGGAACAGCATCAGCATTGTCTGGAATCCGTGTTATACTTAAATGTGGTATAGCCATAGCTCACCTCCTAAAATTTAAGTTGTATCTCAATCTCATACTCTTCATCTGCTTCTTTTATTTTTGGTGCAAAATTTTTGAAACCAAGCAGATTTCCCTCTTCATCTAAAAGTCCTGCTTCAGAAATAGAGACACCAACGAGCTCACCTTTTGCAACTCTTCCCCTGCCAGTTACAGAGAACTCATCTTCCTGAAATACCTCTACTAGCTCTTTTTTAAGCAGCCGGTGCCGAAGATCTGTTTGAGATGCATCAGGAGGAATAGGTTCTCCATCTGTATTATGCCCTCCATCCCCAAAAGCCATATACTTTAACTTTGGGAGCGGAGTCCCGTCCATAAAGTGTTTTGCAAGCCTCTTTCTAAAATCATAAGTAGTTACTGCATTTGCCATTAAGCTGCCCTCCTTGCAAATTTAACCTCCAAGCCCGGACCGTTATGCCCAACCACCCATGTACCATCTATTTTTCTTGATACATCTCCAACTCCCCATGTTCCATCCAACTTTGTATAATGCCAGCCCACTTTTCTCGCACCAAGAATTGCCTGACTATTAAGTATCCAGCTTCCATCAAGCTTTTTGAAAGCTCCAAGCTGCCAGCTGCCATTTACCTTATATGCCCATCTGCTCCCAAGCTTCGGATAGGCTCCAAGTTTTGTGGGAAGGCCAAAATGTACAAACAGATTTAATTTTAGATCAGATTCAGCTATTACCCCTCTTTTTTTTCTTACCTTCCATGTACCATCTACTTTTCTACCAAACATTTCACGCCCAACTTTCCAACCTCCATCAATTCTTCTCCCATCAAGAGCAGGATATTGGCCTAATTTTTCAGGACTAGCAGGATAATCAATCTCAACCTTTTGTCTATTTGTTGCCTTAGGTAAAGGTCTGGCATATATTGGAAAACTCTTTGTTATCTTTTTAGATAGCAAAATAAGAATACCATTTTCCCCAAGCTTCCAGCCACCATCCAGATGAAGCCGCTTTGAGCCAAGCTTTAAAGTAAACCATTTTTCTCCTATAGGAACTTTCTTTAAAACATGGGTTCTACAAAAAATGTTACACTGTTTTAAAGCAACGTCTGCATATATAGGTGTTTCCCCACCAACTTTCCAACTTCCATCAACTTTCAAAGAACCATCCAGGGAATATAGCTCTCCACCAGTTCCCAGACTCCAGCTTCCATCAAGTCTCTTTGTGCACCACGGATAAATCTGGCTAATCTGCTTCTTTAATGAAAGAAAATAAGCAGGAATAGGAATATCCTCTATTTCTAAGCCCAAAAAGTAAATATACACAGGCCAGGAACGTGTATTTTTTGCTATATCTACTATCTCCTTGACTAATTTACTCCAATCTGGCCTCTCCATAGAGGCTAAATTTAGCCTTATGCAAAATTTAGCCCACTTAGACATGTAAGAGAGGCCTGTTACATTGTAATAAGAGACAAGCTTTTTTGTCCCATCTAAGCACCATGATCCATCCAGCCTTGCCCCACCCAGCTCCTCATATTTCTTTCTTGCCTGCCAATATTCTATTATCTCTGCTTCTACTGCAAACCATTCCAGTGCTTTTTTTATAGCCCACGGCGTTCCCTTGTACCTATGCCACTTTATACTATTTTTAATGAGTGTTTTTTTTGTTTCTAGGGGAAAATCAGGCTTCCAAAAATCCACATGAAACTGCCAGGCCAGTAAAGGCAAGACATCAGAAGGGACATTGCCAATAAGATAAACAAGCAATATATCCAGCTCGTTCTCAAATGAAAGCGCCTGATCAATAGCTTCACAAAGGGCCTGTATATTCTGGTCATTCTGTAAATTTGGCGGTAATAATTCTTTTGTTTTAGCCATCTACACTCCCCGCAATTACTATAGAAATACCGCTACATTTAGCTACTTGATTTTGTGCCACCTCTATATAGCCTGGCTGGTTTACAACCACTCGATAAACGCCCACTATTTTTTGTAAGCTCCCTATAATCTGCTCTGGCACGATGTCTAAACCTAGCTTTTCACTGTGTGTCTGGGTATATTGAATAAGCGTCTCTTCGGCCTGCTGCTGAATAACATCAGAAAGCGCACTAGCGGATTTATAAATATAAAGGCTGACATCAATACTATAACTAACCTCTTCAGGCACCTCCACAATTACCTGATCAGTCAAAGGCCTAACTTTCTCATCGTTTAAAGTTTTAGCTACTAGATCAAGCATATCCTGGTCTGGAATTTCTCCATTTTTAAGTAACGGTACTACTTTGACCGTTCCCGGCTCTGGGCTCCATACAGCCGCATCTACAATATCTTGATGTGCTGTTTTCGCCCAATACTCATAAGCCCCACGGCTTCCAGCATTACTAAATATTTCAGGAGCAAGTTGAATGCGTTCACGTAAATGATCATCGCTTTCGGTATTATTCCCCCCATAGGTCATAGTGATATTTTCTACGTTCTGCACATAAGGTAATGGATCAACAAGCTGATTTATTTCTCCTGCCGTATAACTATTACCAACTTCACCTGCTTCTGTGCATTCAGCGGCCACATCAATATAGGTACTACCGGCTGAGGCATTTGCGTCTTCTTTTGTTACAAAAATGACTTTATTATCTTTACTTTGTACCCGTGTACCAGCAGGGATTAAAAGTTCTGAGGGTAATGCTTCAGAAAAACTAAATCGTAAGGTAGTAATAGCCGGCGTAGCAGATAGCCTCTCAACATCTAATAAAGCGCCTAAGTGATCTAAAATTTCACCACGAGCATACGCTAAAAGGTTCTGTTTTGCCGTTTCCTGGATTAAAATGCGTAGAATATTCTCACGATAGGCAAAAATATCTAAAAGTAGCCTCTCAATTTGCCCTTTAGATAAAGTTATTCCAGCAGACTGCTCATAGATATCTATGAGCTCTTTAACCTGCTTTACCCAATCAATAGATACAAACTGAGGTTCGGGCAAACTATTAACATCCAACATGCTGCAACATTAGCATGATTGGACGGCTACCTTGCAAAATCTGCTAAAAACTCAAGAACAATTTCTTGCTCAGTTTGGCTATCTGTGATAATGCCGGTTATTTTAAAGATAAGCTTTCCTTCTGATGTGGCCTCTAATAAGATCACTTTGGTGGGATAAAATCGGTTTGAATTGGCTTTTAAGGCCCGATAAGTCTCGGCAATAATCAAGTGCCTGACTAGTTCTATTGGTTTGTCTAGATATTCATAAATACGACTGCCAAATTCTGGCCGATGAGGAATAGACCCTAGAGGCGTAGAAAGGATAAGATAAATCTCTTGCTTTATGTCCTCTAGCCCCTTTATTGTTTCTCCTATTGTGCCTAACTTAAGCTGCATAATTATTAATGTGAATGATGATTAGTGTTCCCACCTTCATCAATTATTGCACCCGTTGCGTGAATATTACCTGTTATATTAATATCACCTTGAATTTTCACCCCTTGCGCTGCAATAATATTCACTTCTCCTACACAATTTATATACAGTCTGTGTGCTATCCGATCATAGTCAATCACCGTACCATCTTCAAACTCTATGTGCCGTTTATTCTGTTCTATTACAGGCACCTTATCTGCCTCACTATAGATTGCCCCTAGCACAAACCCCTGTTCAAGTCCCTGTCCCAAAAAAAGACAGACCACATGCTCACCTACATCCGGCATCCAATAGTCTTTGTCTTTGAGAGTTTTCCGCATGATTACAGGCAACTCATAAGATACCGTATCATCCACATCAACCATCTGTACACGCACAGTGGCTTTATCCGGATAGGTCTGTGTTACTATTCCAACTCTGACCAGTTCTCTTAGCATCTGCGCATCTTAATTGTTGTTATATAACCCTCATTTTTATTCAGGTTATGTCTTGCCTCTTCTATAAGATATTCTGCTGAAAACATTCCAAAACCAAACAGCTTTACTTTCGCTCCTGCTACCAAAAAAGGATCTCCTGTCAAGGTCAGCTCTGCTATTGTTTGCAGCCTGTTTGCCCGTCTAAGCTCTGCTCGGGCTCGCTCAATGGCCTGCTGTAAATTTTCCACACGCTCTGAAATCTTTAAATAATCACCTGTAACTACATCAATAGGTTCCTCTTCTATATAACTTAATTCCTGTTTTTTAACCGGGTCCCAATACTTTACCATACAGCCCTTATAAATTTTATGCGTTTTATCAAAAAATGAATAGCTCTTAAGCCCTGATTTTCCCCGTTCAATCGTGGCTACAATCTGGTATTTCTCAAGCTCTTCCTTTCTAACAAAGATAAACTTGCCGTGATCTATCTTGGTATAATAACCATACTTATCAGCCAATTCCCGCACAAAGTTTAGATCACTCTTCTCTTTTTGATCCAGCCGCTTAAACTCAATTTCAGGTCCAACCTTTACCTGAGCATCAAGGCCATGCTCACTGGCAATTTGGAGAACAATGCCAGATAATTTTATACTTTCCCAAGCTCTTGTTTTAAGCTGACGCAAACCCTTCTTAATAAAGGCCGAAAGCCCCTTTACCCGCATTATATCAGGTGGGCCGCTGGATTCTACTTCATCTATCTCAAAAATACCTGCTTTAAGCCACTTTTCTTCATCTTCTTTTATTCCAATTTTAACTTCTAGCTGGTCTCCCTTTTGCGGATACCAGGCGCTTTTCCATTTATCGTTTCTGTCCTCAAAAATAAGTTCAATTTCATCACTTTTGCCATGCAGATAATCTGTATAGTTAAGGCTAATAAGATATGGCACAACATCTCTACTTACGTCCTTCCCGGTCCAGATAATTTGATAAAGCGGTTCTCTCAGCGCTTCCACGGTGGTAACTCCTCTGGATAGGTAGGTTCAATATCTAGATCAGGGATGTTCAGTACAATGCCAGCCGGCAAAATAAATGCCCTTTTAACCTCATCAGACAAATCCGAATTGGCCCTTATAATCTCCTTATAATAATCTGGGTGGCCATAAAATTTATAACTGATCTGATCCCATCTATCTCCCTGAATCGTTCGATAAATCCGGGGCATTTAATAATACTCCTTAAGAGTTACTTCAAACTCAACTACCCTGAGCTTCCCTTTGGCACTTACATTTTTCCAAGTTTCCTGTATTTTCTCAATCACAAACTCCCCCAATGTTTCATTACCAATCACCAGCACTAACGGTTCTTTTTTATCTGCTTCTGCAATCAATTTGTCTATTTCTGTCTTTGGATCACAAAACCAATCAAAAAATTTGCCTTTGAAAGTAATTTTATCAAGCTGTCTACCCAGCCACTGCAGGCGTGATTTGTCTTTGGCAATCTCATGCTCGGCGTATTTCCAGATATGCTCACGTGACAATTCAGTGACTGAACGTGCATAATCACTGGATATCTGGAACGCGATACTGCCTAAAGCCCCCCATTGCATTACCAGCTCACCCTTTCTTTATTGTAGAAATACCGCTCAATGATTCGTTTGATAGCCTCTTCTGTTACTGTGCCAATTTGTTTAGCAATCTCCTTTTCCTCTTTTCCTTCTATATTAACATGTTGAGTAAAGGAAATATGAATTGATGCACCCGCTGAAGCTAAGGCAGGCCTGGGAGAAATAGGTGCAGTAATTGCCTTCACTGCTGGCATGGCAAGTTTCTCAAAATCAAACCGTACAGGTGCCGTGATAGCAGCCAGGCTCCTGGGCAGA